ATATCAGTTCGTTCAGGACCAGCTGTCTGCAGCACAGGGCGATTTTGCCCGTACGTCTGATTCGTGGGCCAACCAGTGCAGGATTCTGAGCCTGCAGACGCAATCACTCATGGCTACGATTGGACAGGGACTGATCAATCTGTTTACCCCGGTAATCAAGGTGATCAACATTGCAATCGGTAAACTTGCTACGCTGGCGAATGCATTTAAAGCATTTACGGAACTGATTACAGGGAATAAAGCCAGCAATGGCGGCAGTAATGGTGTATCAGAGATAGCTGCTTCTGCAGCAGATGCAGGTGACAGCCTTAACGGTGCTTCTGATGCAGCTTCTAATCTGACTAACAATACCAATAAAGCTGGCAAGGCAGCACAGAATGCAGCAAAGAAAATGAAATCCCTTATGGGATTCGACCAGATCAACAAACTTGATTCGCAGTCCAGTACATCATCTTCAGGAACTTCACCATCGACAGGCAGTACAGGAACGGCAGGGAATGGAGTTGATTATGGAAAGCTTGCTGATGGCGATACAGTCATCGATAAGACAGATGAAAAGTTATCTGCTCTGCAGAAACGTTGCCAGGAACTTGCAAAACTGTTCAAGAAGGGTTTTGAAATTGGATTTGGCGATTCTCAGAAAAAGATAGATTCCATCAATAAATCTGTAAAGAATATTGGTAAAAATCTGAAAGAGATCTTCACGGATACAGCAGTTGTAAATGCGGCAAATCGATGCGCAAATAATATCGCTCTTGCTTTTGGCAAGATTACTGGTTCTACGGCCAGAATCGGGCTTACGCTGGCAGACAATCTTGTTGGAGGCGTTGATAAATACCTTGCAAAGAGCAAAGGTTATATCAAAAAGCGCATTGTTTCATTATTTGATGCGACAGGTGAGATTGCGAAACTCTCAGGAGATTTCAGCGTTGCGCTGGCAGATATCTTTGATGTTTTTTCAGGAGATGATGCCAAGGCAATCACTGCAGATATCATCCAGGTATTTGCAGATGGATTTCTTGGAGCTGCAGATTTGGCAGTTAAATTCAAAAGAGATTTTGTATCACTTTTTACTGTTCCGGTCATCCAGAATACAGACAAGATCTCCGAAACACTGGAGAACATGCTTGGACGTTGGAGAGTTACGTTTGATGCTCTTTCACAGAGTTTTACTGATACATTCGACAAAATCAATTCAGTTTATGATCAGTATTTCAAACCCTTTGTTGACTCCATCACACAAGGCATATCGGATATCCTTGGAACATTCCTTGAGGCTTATAATACATATCTTTCACCATATCTGGACTATATATCAGATAAATTCAGCTCTGTATGGAAGGAACATGTTCAGCCGGCACTGGATGGAATTCTTGAATTGCTTGGTAAAGTATTTGAGAATCTAAAAGCATTATGGGAAACAGCACTGGTTCCATGTATCGAATGGATAGTTAACAATGTAATGCCGGTTCTTGGACCGATCATTGGAGGCCTTGGAGAGCTTATTTTAGATCTTCTGGCAGTTGCAGGTGATGTGATTAAGGGGATTACAGATATTCTGGGTGGTTTCATTGATTTCTGTACCGGTGTATTTACAAATGATTTCTCGAAATGCTGGCAGGGAATTGAAGAAATCTTACAGGGATTCAAGACAATTGCAACATCAATCTTTGACTTTGCGAAGAAATACATCTTCCAGCCATTCATTGATTATGTGAAGGGGATCTTTCGGACAGACTGGTCGCAGAGCTTTGGTCTGTTGGGAACAGTCCTGAATACATTTTTGGAATCCGTGAAGCGTATTTGGGGAGACGCCAAGACGATTTTTAATGGAATCATAACTTTCATAAAAGGTACATTTCATGGAAATTGGAAGCAGGCGTGGTCCGGAATTAAAGATATCTTTAAGGGAATTTTCGATTCCCTTGTGACATTGGCAAAGACTCCGCTGAATGCCGTGATTGACATAATTAATAATTTAATGCACAAACTCAATTCCGGACTGTCTGCGATAGAAAACGCATTTTCTTTCAGCTATGATTTTACCAACCCTATCACTGGAACAAGACATTATGGCCATTATGGAATGTCTCTTCCTAGAGTTCCGACTATTCCGCATCTGGCGAATGGCGGTTATGTGAAGCCGAATACTCCGCAGTTGGCCATGATTGGCGACAACCTGCATCAGGGAGAGGTCGTGGCACCGGAAGACAAACTGAAAAAGATGGCAATTGAAGCAGCTCTGGCAGCAGGCGGAACTGGCGTAAGCAAAGCAGAACTGGAATCAATTATAAATCGTGCTGTGATGCGGATTGTTGCAGCATTGACCGATATGGGATTCTACTTGGACTCCACACAGATTGCAAAAGCAACACAGGAAGCAAAAACAGCCATGGACATCAGATACAACTCAGTGGAGGTGAAGTGATATGGCAAAGAAAATATTATGGTCCGGGAGCACTACGCTTCCGGCACCAACATCATTGAGCGTAAATGATGAGATCATATGGACATCTGATACCGGTCGTACATTGGCAGGATTAATGGTTGGAGCAGTAGTTGCACAGAAGAAAAATTTAAGTATAAAATGGGAATTTCTGACAGAAGCACAGGTGAAAACGATTAAAAATACTTTGGTTCCAGGATTCTTTCCGTTCTCATTTCGTGATGATGGAATTGATATCACGATACAAAGCTACCGAGGTACGCTGAGCAAAGAACATTTAGGAGATATTGGAGATGGCTTGTATTGGTACAGATCTGTATCTGTAGATATTATTCAGAGGTGACAGGATGATAAAGACAACTGCAGCTTACAAAGAAGCTTTAAAAGAAAAAGGAATATTTCACCACAAAGCGATCATTGATTTCCCAGACGGAAGCAACGACACTGTGGAAGATCTGGATATCTATACATTTCAGATATCTGATGGTACTTCAAACACAAGCAGCTTCGACCTTGGCGCGGCGATAGCACAGCAGTTAACACTGAAGATAAACAATATTGATGGAAGATTTGATGAGCATGACTTCAACGGTGCCGTAATAACTGTGCAAGTAGGGTTGGAATTATTGAATGGGGCTGTTGAGTGGCTAGATAAAGGTAAATTCACGGCAGAACCAGGGGAAGAGTCTGGCAATTCGATATCTGTAAAGGCTTTTGATGATATGACCAAGTTTGATCAGCCGTATTCGCTTAGTAAACTTGTATATCCGGCTACTCTTGGAACCATAGTAAGGGATGCCTGCAGTTGCTGCGGAGTTACCCTGGCATCAGATACAGCAGCTTTTGACAACAATAATTTTATTGTACAGAACCGACCAGATGACTCTGCATTGACTTTCCGACAGGTATTGCAGTGGGTAGGCCAGATTGCATGTAAGTTCTTCAGGATTGATCGATTCGGAAAATTGTCCGCGCGGTGGTACAACACAGATCTCTTGGAAGCGACCTGGGTCCGAAAGGAAGATACAATCTGGGCTGATATTGCTGGAAATGCGATATTAGATTCGGAAGGCCAGGAAATCGGTACGGCCATAGAAATACCGTTAAAAAACGGTAATTCAAATATAATAGATGCTGATAATTCTGATGAGATTCTAAAGATCAGTGATCTTTTAATGGGATCAACGATACAGACAGACGATGTAGTGATCACTGGGATTCGAGTGAATGAGGAAGATGGAGATAGCACAGAGGAAATAACTTACCAATCTGGCGCAGAAGGTTATATTTTGGAGATTTCCGGAAACAAGCTGATCCAGAGTGGCAGTGGCGCGACAGTAGCGGCATATCTGGGTGAACGTTTAAATGGAATACAGTTTCGCCCGATGTCAGTTAGCACACCTGCAGATCCCGCACGGGAAGCGGGTGACCTTGGCCTTGTGATCGATGCAAAAAAACGGTACCACAAAACAATCTTCACAAATGTAGAGTATACGGCTCACACATCACAAAATCTGATATCTGGAGCTGAAGCACCTACACGACTTTCAAGCACACGATACAGCCAGGCTACACAAGTCTATAAGGAACTGCGAGCAAATCTCAAAAGACAGAAAACAGAGTGGGATACTGCATTTGACAATCTGCAGGAAATGATGAAAACAAAGAATGGTCTTTTTCCAATCCATGAAACAATGGAAGATGGAAGTACCATTCTTTATTTTTGCGATAAACCCGAATTGTCCGAAGCTACGATCGTAGTGAAATTTAGTGCAGCAGGCTGGGGAATGTCAACAGATGGCGGAAAGACCTGGAATTCCGGCTGGCTGGTTGATGGCACCATGATTGCTGCAATACTGAATGTAATTGGCATCAATGCAAAATGGATTAATGCCGGTGCATTGACAGTAAAAGATTCTGACGGAAAAACTATATTCGAAGTTGACATGGACAAAAAGTCTGTATATATGGATCCTGATACGCTGACTATCGGTGGAATGTCACTATCTAAAAAGCTAGCATCTATGGATGAGAATATTGCATCTGCTAAGAACATGACATTCCAGTTGTCAAACGATATGCAGACGATCACATCTGATGCAGACGGTAATATTCCGGTATTTCCAACGGTCACAACTACAGCGAAAGTTATGTACGGCTCACAGGATGTAACCAATGATTGCAGTTACACGATTACGAAATCCGACAGCGTGACCGGCTCTTGGGATGTCGATACGCACACCTATACAGTCACAGGTTTGAGTGCCGACAATGGCTGGGTGGATATTAAAGCCACTTACCTGCAAACCTTGTCCATCACAAGGAGATTCACAATCGCCAAGCTCAAAGCCGGGAAGAACGGAGTCAACGGACTAGATGGTCTACAAGGAGAAAAGGGCGAACAAGGAGTTCCCGGAAAAGATGGCAAAGATGGAACAAATGGAGTAGACGGCAAGACATCATATTTCCACATAAAATATAGTTCCGTGGCAAATCCGACATCATCCAGCCAGATGACCAAAACTCCGTCCACATATATCGGCACTTATGTAGACTACGAACCGAACGACAGCACAGACCCAAAGAAATACACGTGGTCAAAATTCGAGGGGGCTGATGGTAAAGATGGTATTGCTGGAACGAATGGCACAGACGGAAAGACGTATTATCTACATATTGCCTACGCGAACAGTGCTGATGGAAAGACAGGCTTTTCGGTTTCTGATGGAACTAATAAACTGTATATTGGCCAGTATACGGATACCACCAAGACAGATTCCACTGACCCGACAAAATATACATGGAGTAAGATTAAGGGCGAGACGGGAGCTGATGGAAAACCGGGAAGAACCTACATCATTGAGCCGTCTTGTAACGTGCTGAAACGTGGAGCAGACAAGAATGTCAGTCCAAATTTTTTGAAATTTAACGCATACTACAGAGACGGTGATTCGGCTACCAGATATGCGTATAAGGGCAGATTCGTGATCGAAGAGACTACTGATGGTAATACATGGAAAACCATTTACACCAGTTCAACGGATGAAGATACGGTGACACATTATCTTTATACGATACTGACCAATAGTTCTAGCGAAACTATTTCAAACTCCAACGGCTCTACTATCGGTATTCCAAGGGATGTCACGAATGTTCGGTGCAAGCTGTACGCATCCGGTGGAACTACAACATTGATGGATATGCAGAGCGTTGCGGTAGTGATTGATGTGGACAATCTGACGCAAGAGCAGATTGTTAAAATTCTGAGTGATGATGGAAAATGGAACGGCTTGTATTATAGAAACGGAAAACTGTACATAAGTTTTAGTTCGGCTATGGGCGGTTCACTATTACTTGGAGGAAAAAATAATTCCGAAGGCTTTTTGAAAATACTGGACAAAACAAATAAAGCAAAAGCCCTTGCTGATTATTCTGGTTTTACGTGTTTTTCGAATTATTCCGAAACTAATGGAGTGGCAGAATATGATGGAATACGCTTTTCTGAGACTGGAATAGAACCAGTCAGTGCGAAAAAAAGCTTGCCAGAACGTCCTGACAATCCCACTAATCCTGACGGTTCAGTTGATATTGAATATTCGGATGGTTCTCCGTGGTGGTCAATCGATATATCGAAAAATTCTGATGGCGAGTCCATAATGTCAATATATGGTGCAGAAAATATAACTGGAGCATATGGAGAATTTGATAGTCTTAATACTGATGGAGGCAACCAACGCGCAGAAGCATTTTCGGTCAAAGATGTATTTTACGCAAAAGAAACAATTACCAACACTGGCGAAGATGTGTTTTATGCGAAATTTGAAAAAGAATTAGCATGTCGGGCGGGGCTTCGTGTCTATAGCCTTCCTACGATCACAAGCGGTTGGAACTGTTATATCGATCAAAATAATTACAAGGTATCTGCGTTAAGTTCTTCTTCCAAACGCTACAAAATCCTCGGAGCTTCGTTGCCAGAAGAATTTATTGAGAACCTGTACAACATCGAACCAATAATGGCACGGTATAAAAAAGGCTACCTTGCAAAAGGAGATGAACGCGTAGACGCAGAATTTCCAATGTTCATAGCAGAAGATGTGGACAAGTATTTTCCTTTGGCAGTCGACCATAACACAGACGGACTTCCCGAGAACTGGAATGAGCGTATTATGATTCCGGCAATGTTCGCAATGATAAAAGCTCAGAAAAAGAAAATTGACCAACAGGAGAAACTTATTAATAAACTTTGTGAAAAGTTAAATATAGAATGAATTATGAAATGGAGGTACATAAATGTCAGTAAAGCAAGTACAAGCCATTGTAAATGGTCAGACTTATACCCTTACTTATAACAGTAATACGGGTAAATATGAAGCCACAGCAACAGCACCAAGTAGGTCTAGTTACAGCCAGAGTGGACATTATTACGGAATAACAATCAAGGCAACGGACGACGCTGGAAACGTGACCACCAAAGATGCGACAGATTCCGCAATCGGTAGTTCACTGAGATTAACCGTTAAAGAAAAGGCTGCACCGGTAATCACGGTCACCAATCCAACTGCATCCGCAACACTTACCAATAACAAACCGACTATCACATGGAGCGTCACAGATGATGATTCTGGTGTTAATCCGTCTACTATCGGTATCACAATCGATTCCGGAAGTAAGATTACTGACGGCATTACAAAGACCGCTGTAACCGGTGGTTACAATTGTTCGTACACACCGGCAACAGCGCTTACCGACGGTTCTCATACCATTAGGTTTGACGCATCCGACTACGATGGAAATGCTGCTTCTCAGAAATCTGTAACGTTCAAGATTGACACCGTTCCACCGACACTGAGCGTAACCTCTCCGTCTGATGGATACGTTACCAACAAGAGCACGATCACTGTATCTGGTACAACCAATGATGCAACCTCATCTCCTGTTACGGTAACGGTCAACGGTGCATCTGTAACGGTTGGTAGCAACGGAGCATTCAGCACTACGGCCACATTGTCCGCAGGAACAAATACAATTAATATCGTTGCGAAAGACAGTGCCGGTAAGACAACAACCATTACCAGAACTGTCAAGTATGACCCGAACCCGTCGAAGATCACAGCCGCAAGTGTAACGCCTAATCCGGTCGATGCAGGCAAGACTTACGTGATCTCCGTAACAGTTACTGATGACTGATGATTACAAGAGTATATGGCTCGTGTAATGAGTTCACTATTGAGTTCCAGAGACGAGAGGGATCGGATCTCGAAATCTGGGACGCAATAGTCCCTGCCGATAAAGATGGACAGTACGTCATAGAAGTCTATGCAGAAAGTAGTGGCGGCTTAACAGCTTATGCCGCCACTGTACTGTTTCTGATATTAGGGCACGAAATTGCCGGAAAGCTCGTGCCACGAGGATACACGGCAGAATCAGAGAACATTGAATACAGTTCATTGTTGAATCTGAACCAGCTGACGGCAGAGATTGTAAAGCAATGTTTCAGCGGACATAAAATATGCTGAAAGGAGAGAGGACATGGCAATTAGATACGTAGATAGCAATACAATAATGGATTTGGGAGAAAAAATCCGATTTAAAAGTAAAGTAGAGCCGGTATGCGGTGTAGACATCCCTTTTTCCATCATTTCAGCGGATTACGAATTGATTTTCGTTGATACAGATGCTGAAACAGAGACTGTAGAAGATCAAGGAAACTGCAATATCAACGAGCATACGCTAGATGCGTTAATTGAGCCACAAAAAACAGGAATCTATTGTCTGAGATTCATATATAAAATTGCAGATGAAACGTGGGTAGATAATTATAAAATCAAAGTGAAAGGGTGATATGCATGGCAGATGCAAACATTTATATAGCCGGTGCAAGCATAAGCCCTACATCAGTTCAGACAGGGGCGAAATATGCGATTGCTGTTGATGTTCGGAACGTCCAGTATGTATTAGGCACAAGTGATGGCTCAGCACTTGCCACTTCTGGTGGTTCGATGCTGAGAGTGAAAGAATAGAGGTGATTATATGGCAGAATCATTAAAAACAATATTAATGTCGGCACTAACCGCAAAGGCAACACCGGCAGAGACCGATACCATGATTGTCGGTGAAGGAAATGTATTAAAGAAAATAACGTTTTCACAACTGTTCACTTATTTGAAAGATAAATTGGGAATCAATACACTAAACACGAATTTAGGAAAAACTGCTCGTTTTTATGCTGTAGGTAAATTTTATGTACCTGGAAGCTCTGGTGATTATTCAGGGCTTGCAATCGGTGGGACTGCATGGAGCAACATTGTTGGAGTACAGTATGTGAGTGCAACTGATTATAAACATTACTATACATTCCCCAAAGGCACATATTTAGTAAATATCAACCTTTTTGCAAATCTTGAAGCATCAACTTCAAATGTTCTGGGGGTGGCATTACATATCGAAGTAGATGATAAAATGATAGCGAATCCATGGTTTAGAATGATTGATTCATATCAAAGCATTTCTTATCCTGTTATCATCAGTGGAAGTAAGCTCAAAGTCACCATGTACTCAGGAAAGACAATTGAAATTGTAAATAATGCCAATCTTTCATATATTGATTTTATGAGATTGAATTAATCAACATACAATACTCCAATGGTAACAGCCCTATTAGCACAAGAACTGCCATCGAAATCATTACAAAATGCATAATAAGCTCCATTGTAGTACCCAACTGCTGTGATTCTAATATTTCCGTATAATGGGAATGCGCCCAAAATCTGATGACCGTCCTTTGAAGTATTTAAAAATACGTTTCCTGATGCATCTGTGTTGACATTATAGATTACATATCTTGGACAAGTGTTTATCTTCGTGTTTAACATCTGTACCCATGCTTTATAATTGAGGTACGGGAGGTGCTGATAATGGAGACAAGGCAAATGATCATACAATCAGTAATGCAAGTATTAAAGAGCAAAGTGGATCAGGAGATACTGGATATAGTGCAAGATGCGCTTACGATCGAACTGAATCGTTATGAAGTCCAGGAACGAACAACAGAATTATCTGTCGTAGATAATAGCGCAGTAGGAATGTTACGCAGGTATATTGCCACCAAAAAAATCGAAGGCAAAGCAGAGTCTACACTGAAAAGATACTGGGAACAGAACCTGCAGTTAATACAATTTCTCGGCAAGGATCTGAACAAAATTACTACAGATGATTTAAGACTGTTCATGGCATGCCGACGGCAGCAGAATAAGGTAAGTAATAGAACTTTAGATGGGATGAGAAGATGCTACAGGAGCTTTTTTACATGGCTAACAACGGAGGGGCTGATAGAAAAGAATCCCTGCATAGCATTAAATCAAATCAAATGTCGCAAACAGATAAAAAAGCCTTATACAGCTGTTGAACTGGAATTGCTTCGGAAATCCTGCGAAAATATACGTGATCTTGCGTTAGTAGAGTTTTTATATTCATCCGGATGCCGTGTATCTGAGATATCCAAATTGGATATCTCAGACATAAATATGGAAACGGGAGAATGCTGTGTGATCGGGAAGGGGAATAAGGAGCGGATCGTATATCTTACAGATATTGCGTTACTATATTTAAAAAGATATCTGGAAAAAAGAAAAGATAGTAGTGTTGCATTATTTGCCGGAAAGGGAACACCACGTCTGACAAAGGGTGGAATAGAAACTTTATTAAAAAGAATTGGGAACGTGGCAGGAGTAGAAAATGTGCATCCGCATCGTTTTCGACGTACACTTGCGACCAACTTATTAGATCGAGGCATGAGCATACAAGATGTAGCAGTTATTCTGGGACATGCAGATCTCAAGACTACCCAGATTTATTGTTTTATCAATCAAAGTAATGTAAAAAATGCATATCGTAAATATGCAGCATAGGTAAATAAACATTGTTTTACTCCGGGGGAACTCCGGAGCTTTTTGCATGCAATAAAATAAATAGAAAGGAAAAAGATAGAAGGATACTAAACACGAAGTTAACAGGTAGCTCTTTTACTTATAGTGAGATGGGTGGTGACTATAACAACAAACTTGGCGGCGCATATTGCATATACAATAATGATATAGTATTTGCTCATTTAACTTTAGCAATTCCTGATGGCCTTGCTAATGGTACTCTACTAGCCACATTTCCAAATGGAGTAAATTTAAAGACTTCGTTAGGAATAGGTGTAAATAGTGTTACAGGCACAATTAGCACCATCAATGCTATTAATAACTATATATATTCAGCAGGAAGTATGCGTGCAGGAAATTACATTCTTGATATGCCATTCAAACGTGCTTAAAAAGTGTTATGCTCGTTTCAATACAAGATCAATAAAGTAATTTCCTTGTGGAAATGTCGGATTCGCATACACAATATTGTTTTCTATTGCTATTGAAGCTATATTACCTGTGGTACTGACAACTCCAATATTAGGTATTGCTTGCACTTTTATATCGGATGGTAATATTGCAAGCGTATCCTTTGCAGCTAATGTAACTGTCGAGACACCAATATGTATATACACAAACTGTGAATTATAGACACAGAAAGTTGTACCGAGTGCGTGCGCAACAGAAATATTAGTTGTCAAATTCGTGTTTAGTATCCTTCTATCAAGAATTGCATATGTTAAGAATCCGAGCAGAGCCATAAGGCTCTTATTTTTTGTACAAATTTGCGCTGGCGCAATGCCGAGAAAGGACAAGAATATGAAAGAAAATTATATCAAAGCATTTTTCACCGGACTATTCGCACTGATCAGCTCAATGCTGGGCATACTTACAGTTCCGGTACTTCTGATGGTGGCATGCAATGTGCTTGACTATGCTACCGGATTGATGGCATCTACATATCGGTCACAGGATATCAATTCCTATAAAAGCATCAGAGGAATAATGAAAAAGGTATGCATGTGGCTTTTGGTAGTGGTGGGAGCAGTGATAGATCAGCTGCTTTTGTATGCTTCACAGACTGCAGGTATAACATTACCATTTACATTCCTGGTGGCCTGCATTGTAGCAATCTGGATTATCTGCAATGAAATCATCAGTATTTTGGAAAATATCAAAGATATGGGAGTAGCGATTCCTGGATTCCTTCTGCCAATCGTGGAGCACGTGAAGTCACAGGTAGAGGACAAAGCAGATATCAATAAAGATTCAGAGGGCGAGTGATCGTCCTCTTTTTAG